TGTTCTGTACCATCAGCACATTTGAATACTACATATAACCCACCTGTTCTTTTGCTTTGGCATACTTGCAAATCTGTTGCAGAGATAGAGCCAAAGAATTCAACCAAGGACTTTGTTTCACTAAAATTAATTTTAGACATAATAAATAAATTAAAAGGTTAATAATCCATAATAGTAAAAAGAAGTAAAATAAAAGCTGTCCGTAGGACAATATAAGCAAGGCTTTGTGCGGTATTAATTTGGGTAAAAACTTGCTTTTTGTAAGTCCTTGATTATCAGCACCAAAGTCTACTTTCTCCACCGGTAAAACACTTTACATTCCTTGGCTAACTTTTATTAAAAAAGTAGAAAGAATTACCCTATTAAAAGGGTAACTCTATATCTTCTACTTCACGCGCATTCATCTGCATGTATAACTTGACATACAAATCATTTAATGGTTTGTAATCTGTGTATTCATACATTGAGCTTAATGCATCTAAGAGCAACTTGTATTCTTCCCAAGTCATAACTAATCTGGTCTCTTCCATAAGTAAATAATTTATTGGTTCTTAATCTGTATAAAGAAGTATAAAAAAAAGAAACCTTTGCGCGCGAGCTCTGTAGGTTTCACCCAACTAATATGGGACAGGACAATTGACACCTTTGTCAAGGGATGAGTTGGTCTCGTAGGTTTCTCATCAACCAGAGTTAGTCAAGCTAACATAATTAATTTATATAAGTAAAAAGAAGTATAAAAGAAAAGGGAGATTGCTCTCCCTCAACTTAAACCATTAACCATTGGGGTTCTTTACCCAAGACTTAATGGTTAAAACTCCGTTAATAATAACATAAGTTACAGTTCCCATAGCATAAAATTTTATTGGTTCTTAATAAGTACAAAGAAGTATAAATAAAGGGGTTATTAAACCCCTTCATTCATTTTGTCCTCTGCTTGGTTTACTTGCATTTCAATATACTCCTGCAAGTGGTCACTTAAATCTGTTAATGCATCTATGTAACCTTCAGTATACTTAAGTTCATACTCATCATATACTCTATCCGCATAACAATTTTCTATTGTTCTGTTTATGCGGGCAATAACACTTAACACAGTTTCTGTATCCATAATAAATAATTTAATAGTTCTTGACAAGTAAAAAGAAGTATAGAAAAAAGGGAATTAAATTCCCTATAACATTGGTGTTAACATACATGCCCAAAACAAATATGAGAATATCATAGACGGGATTATAAAAGTACCCATAGACATTAACAATCCCATAAATGATCCTAACAATGCAACACCAAATAAATAATAACCAACTGTTTTCATAATAAATAGTTTAATGATTTAACACAAGTAAGAAGAAGTATAAAGGGCCTAAGCCCTTATATACCTATTGTTCTCTCAAAGAGTCTAATACCTGCCATGGTTGCCATCATTGCCAGAGCCATGCTTGCTACATAAGTAGACACAAGGTTAAGGCCGAATATTATATGCATAATATACGTTGAAGATGTAATTACTACCACAGGTGTGATGAACAACACAGAGAACATAACAATACCAACAAGTAACTTTTTCATGATAAAAATTTTAATGATTCAAGATCTGTAGAAAGAAGTACCAGAAACTTTCTGCTACAAAATATTTACAAATTATTCTACAATTCAACATGCCTAGTAGAAAGAAGTAGGGGGTACTACCAGCTGTGGCAAGTGGGGGGGTCTGCTTATATACGATCCCTAACAATGTCTAACACAAAACAAATGTCTAACACAAAAAATTTAAAATAACAATCTCTAACACAAAATATACATGTGTAAGATTAAATAAGTATATTTGTTATATGAAGATTATTGTTGTTATACTTATTGGGTTAATGTTAGCCGGGTGCAAGTCTACTAGCAGGTGTGATGCTTATAGTAAGACTGATATCCGGAAATAGTTTGTATATTAAAATAAAAGGATATGTGTTATACTAGAGAACAAATAGAACGTGCTGTAAAAGCTAAAGGTTATAAGTGGTTTGAAGATGCTGCTAATAAAGGGTATGATGTTAATGTTGTGGGTGTCCGCAATAATTCTCCCGCAGTTTATAAAAAAGTAACTAATGTATTTGATGATTGCTTAACTATTACATTTAAGGATAGTGTAGGTAACTGGAATTTCTTTTGTTGGAATGCTACAACAGATCCAGGCAAAAAAGGTGTACAGCAGTTTCATAATGCCAAGGGTGTAGCAAGACTAGTACCTGGACAGTATAGAGCTACATGGATGGTTGATAAGCATCAGGGTAAATATGATGCATTATGTCAGAGGTTAGGTGATGTTACTGTATGGAGAGATGCAAACAAAGACTTAGTGTTTGATGAGAAAGTAAAAGATACTGGTGTGTTTGGTATTAACATTCATAAGGCAGGTACTGACAGCACATGGGTAGAAAATTGGAGTGAGGGATGTCAGGTGTTTAAAAGAGTAAAAGACTTTAATGAGTTTATGTCTATATGTAAAAGGGCAGCTAAGATACACGGCAATAAGTTTTCTTATACACTATTAGAGTCTACAGATATCTAAAACTAGTGTTATGAAAGAGTATGATATGGGTAAATATATCTTAATAGCTGGTAATAATGCTACTGAGATATTTGATTACTATGATGTTACAGAAATGCACGGGTTAAACCGTAAAGATGCTCAAGCTGAAGAAGTAGATAAGACTGTTGGCAATGAGGTTTATATTTATGGACTTACTAACTATGATCCTGCTGATAAAAAGCTAACAGCAAAAGCTCCATACAAACCTTTTATATTTATTAATCTAGGGACATTTAAGAAATACTCTCTTACAGAGAAAGCCACAGCAGTTATGCATGAAACTATGCATATGAGTCTTCTACTAAATAACTGGAATATCAAGGATAAAGAAGAAGAAGCTATTCAGTTTGCTGAGGACGAAGCAAATAAGATTATTGAAAAGCTAGGATTTAGTACAAAGGAACAACCAAAGAAAAACTTCTTCAAAAAATAATGGCACACATAGAACATAACTTCTTTCCTCTTAAGGTATTTGTTAGGAATGAGTACATGTACCAGGGTACAAAAGGTCATGGAGAATTTACTCCGGGGGTAGTAATATCTGTAAGATGTATGCCGGGACAAGCAGCATTGTTCCAGGTATTGTTAGAGAATGGCGTACTTAGAGATAAACTACCAAGCCATGCCCTACTGACTAAGCCAGAGTTACCAGATCCAGATCTACCATTTCACTTTCTACAGATATGGAATTGTTTTTCTTATAATTTTACTTTATTACATCTATCATATTTGTATGATGCACCAGTAGAAGTGTATATGAAAGATCACAAGTTCTACCCAGGTAGTTATTATGCAACAATAAACTGGGGGTCAAATGACTTTAATACAGATTTATCTTTAGCTGAAGATGCACTAGAACACAAGAGTCATCATATTATTTTATTAGATAATGGGCAGATAGCATTACAACCAAACAATAGAATCAAGTGGTCTGAGCCAAGTTTTGTAACTAAACCTTTTCCAGAGAAACCAGACTATCTAGTTAACAAGGATTACTATAATTGTGAGGGATTTGATAAGTGGCACACAGAAGATTCAGAAAGAATGTTTTATGATAACGAATAATTAAGTATATTATATAGTACTTAATTATTTATATCATGGCAAAAATAAAAGAAGCTCCAAAAAAATTAGTAGCAGTAAAAGTATCCCGCCCAGGAGTACATGCTAAAACTAAAACTAGCAAACTTAAAGCAAGCAAGAATTATAAAAAGTTATATAGAGGACAAGGTAAATAAATTTTTTATTTATATTTGTCTGTGACTCTAGAAGAAAAAGTACTTTGGGAAAAGGCTACTACTCTTGCAGAAGACAACCTGCAAGCTAGAGAATTATTTGAAAAATTAAAAACCAATAAAATGCAATTAAAAGGAAAAAGGGTTTTATTAAATAAACCAGAAGTAAAGGAATCTCAATTTGAATTAAGTGAGGCTGACAAGCAAGCACTTGAAATGGACATGAGAAAGACATGGACTAAGTTAGAAGTTTATGCTATAGGGGATGAAGTAGAATCAGTTAAGGTGGGGGATAAAGTGTACATGGGAATTACCGGGTTACAGTCATCTGAAGCAGTAGAGCTTGAGGATGGTGTTAAGTTAATGGTAGCTGAAAGAGATATTGCAATAGTATGGTAAATCTAACAGAAGAGTTTAATCAAATGCCCGTGTCAGATAAAATCAATGGGAAAGAAATTCCTGTAGAACCAAGAATAGTAAATTTAGAAAGACCCAGATATTATGGTGGTGCAGGTCATACTTATGAAGTATTTAATGTACTAGAAGCATGGGGCTTAGATGAAGACTTCTATTTAGGGAATGTGATAAAGTACTTAGCAAGAGCTGGTAAAAAAACTTACACCAAGAAAGAAGATTTACAAAAAGCTTTAGTATATTTACAAAGAAGAATAGATAAATTATGAGTGAAGAAATGATGATTCAAGAAATTAAGATGTACACATTTGGAGACATCTTAGTTGGTTTAGACTCAGAAGAAATTAATGAGACTGAACAGATAATTGAAATTAGAAAAATATTTTCTAAGCTTGCAGAGGATTTAAAAGATAATTATAATCTTAATAGATCACCTGTAAAGAGTTTATTGTTTGATCAAGCAATTGGGCAAATTTCTGCTACACAACTTCTTGTAGAGAAGTTATTAAAAATGAAATAATGAAGATTTTAGCTATCATAATATTATTATTTATAATAGCAGTATTATGGATGATTGCCCATGTAATGTACAAACCTGCATATGATAAATTTAGAAAAGAATATGTATCAGATAAAGATAGTATTAAACTAGCAGTAGTCTGTGTATTCTTTATGTTGTTTTTTGCATTTACCATTGGCCTACTACTCTAGCCTGTTCTCTTCTTTCCAATGGTTTACTTCAGGCTATAATCCCCGGTTGCAAAGCTGGGGATTTTTTTGTATATTAGTTTATGGCAGAAATTATAAATCAGGGTCAAGTAAATGTTTTAGGTACAGTAATATATACGGGTGTAGCTGGGCCCCTATCTACTAAAATAACCTTATTAAAGTTTTATAATCCAGCAGCTTATATACTTACCTTAAATAGATATGATGCTTTAACAGCATCTACTGAAACAATATATGAGTTTAATTTATCTGCTGGAGATTCAGTTACTGATAATACTCT